TCGGTGTTTGCTTTTTTAGGCCATTGAACTTTAATAACATGTCCTTCATTACGTGGACACGGTTTACCCGTACCGAGTTGTTTTTGTGTGTGTTTATATTCCCAAAATTGACAATTGTGTTTATTAGGATCATCGGAAGGTCCACACCCAAACTTCTCTACACCCGGGGTTGATTTATCTTTCTTAACTTTTGAATATATACCCTCACAATCCTTATTCTGTGCATTTTCCCAAGATGACATATCTAAATTACGGAATTCAAAACTACTTATATCTTCATTAAACTCATCTTTTTCAAAACGAAGGATTTGTGTATTAATTAATTTATCGCCCGAACCATCGTTATAATAAATATCAATCGTATTGTTACCAATAATATTATCACCAAAAGTTTTATCCGTAAAAACGTTAAGTGTAACATCCGTATTATTTTTTCTATTATTCAAATCACTATTTTCAGTTCTGTGTATTTCATTACCCTGTGTATCTTTAACAACGAGAGTCCATTTTTCTACTATACCTTCAACTCCCGATTTGTTTCTCCATGAAAGATTCACACCTTCTATCAGGTATTCCTCAACACGTCGTTTACGTAACATGTATAATAGAAAAATGATAAATAGAATGATTAAAAGAAGAGGTATCATTTTATATATCACGAGATAATTATTAATAGTTATGTTTATTCATCTTTTGTAAGATCTTCTTTGGCTGGTGTTTTTGAATAGAGAACACCACTGTATATCGCGACAGCGATAAGTACTGCGACGAACGCGAAAATTGGTACGGAGTTATACTTGTTAGAGTTATAAGACATTTTGTGTTTTGTTATATTGTATCAGGAGAAAAAAATATTGATTAAATATAAATGAGTTCCCGTCCTGTGACCACAGTTCTTTTAGAAGCACTTTTTATAGGTTTAATGTTACAGGTTTTAGTAATGAGTCTTACAAAGTTTATATATAAGGGAACGGGTGTGTTAATTATTTCGGGTGCGTTAATACATTTACTGTTCGAGTATTCGCCTTTCGGTAATATTAATGAAAAATGGTGTAAAATGATATTTAAATAAAATATTAATGAAACTCGTTTATTTCAAGTCTAATAGTTTCTCTCTCGCCAATAGTTTGAAGTAACTCCATGTTTAAATCATGAAGTTTGTTTACCGTTTCTTGATTATAATCATCAAGGTAGGCTTTGTAAAATTCTCTTTCATTGCCTACATTGTGTCCCTTGTCCAATAAATTACCAAGTGTATATCTAGATAATCGTATACCAAGTTCTTGTGCGCGTCTTTTTACAGCTTCTTTACGAACAGTTGCGGTAATTCTTTGCCTTGTTTTAGTTTTATTAATAGTTCTTTGCATTCGAACTATTTTTTCATCCAATCTTTTCATATAAGATATATTATACTCATTTTGCTCAACCTCGAGAGTTCGTAATTCATTTGCCATTTCTGTGTAAGAATTATATGGCAATATTGAATTCATATAATTCATCAATTCTTCTCTTTCTTCAGGATTCGCATATAAGGTATTCTCTCCATTATTATCATCTTCATAATATCTAGACCTTTCAGCTAAGAATGGTATAGGTGGAGTAAATGGTTCAAGTATTGCATTACTACCATTTCTTCTTTCCAATGTATAAAAATTTTGTGTATCATCGTCAGATTCGGATTCGGAATCATATTTCGAATTTAATTGAGAAATGGTTTCATGAACGTTTTTTATAGAGTTGCACATTTCAAGATAATGTCCTTCAGATATTATCTCGGAATTCAAGTCAATTAAACGCATTAAATTTACAAGGTCGTCCATTTTTACTATTGTTTTTATTTTTTTATATATTATTTATAACTTAGGTTTGAATAGTCACCTCTATTTCATAAAATGAATCGATAACTCTATCAGTTGCTTCTATAAAATGACAAATCCTGTCCATTTCAAGTTCTATATTATCAAGTTCTACGGCATAACCAGTTTGTAATCCTCTGATATGATCATTCATTATATTCTTATAATCAGTAAAAAATGAATGAGTATCTATTATGTAACCATCGTTCCGTAATTCATCTAAACTGTTATACGATGGTAAATTTAGGGCGTTACAAAAAGCATCGATTGCTTCTTTTTTAAATCTTCGGGTTATCCTTTGTCTTATTTTATGTTTTAGTATATTTGATTTAATTTCTTTTCTTTTTCTAACCAATACCATACATTTTTCGTAAATAGAATCAAATGGGTTTGTTTGTAGACTACGAGGTAAAGTTCGTACACGAACGGGGGGTCTATCTTCTACTCTATACACGTCACGTAATTTATTACACATATCTAAATAATCGCCTTCGGGTATTTCGCCCGAGTGATCATCTATAAATGACATTATTTTATGAAGTGTATTATCAACTTCTGGCATTATTACTTATTATAAAGTTTTTATTTTTTATTATTATTTTTTGATAACATGAGTAAAGCTTGAACAGCTTCACCGATTTCTTTATGTTTTAAACAGAATCCGTTCTTACCAGATCTACAGTAACAGTTCTCGTAGGGACAGTTTGGTCTCATTTTATTTTATTTTATATTTTAATTATTGTTATACTTAGGTTTCACTATCACTCACAATTTCACCTTCTTCGATTTCACTATCAGTTTCTTCAATGTCAGATTCCATTTCTTCTTCCGAATCATCTAATTCGGTTATATCGTCGTCAATGTTTTCGGGTAAAGAATTATATAGTTCTGTCCAATCTATACGTTCCCTTATTCCAAAATCATCGATCAAATCGTCCAAATCAATTTTGTCAACTATATCCCAATCATCTTGGATTACAATCTTCCAATAATCAATATTCTTAGATGTTATCTTATACGGAAAAACTTCAACCCTTAATTTTTCAGTTTCGTCATAATTTTCATCGTCCGTGAGTTCATCACTCATTTGATCCATGTAAATGTTATACATGTATTCCAATATACCGAGGTCTCTTTGATATTGATAGTTTTTAGGTTCGTGGTAAAAAGTGATAAAATGTGCTTGTCCATAAGAAGTGATTAATTTTTTTTTGTGAATACCGATGTATGCGATATAGTTATTAGTATTTTTAGGAATAAGATGACTAGGAAATCCGAAATCCGCCTTTAATCCATAAACAGTGGATTTTACACCGCATAGGTTAGAGCACAGATCATTAATGTTATCAAGTTTCCATAGTGTGGTACAGTTTTTTAATAATTCGTGTGTTAAGTAAGGCATTGTATTTGTATATATAATATTAAAAGATGTATTGTTTAAGTAAGATTAATTTTTAATTGTTCATGGTAGTATCATTGTACTCACCAAACAAATTGTTGTCACAAGGTAAAGTTTTTGTAAGTTCATTCCAGTGTAAATTTTTGTTTGGTATTTTATGTTTAGTAATAAACTTTTCACCCCCTTTAATATCGGTAAAATATTTACTTAAATACTTACTCCATAAATCACGTGTTTTATGATTAATAGAACGAGGTATAATGATTAAGTTTTTATTTTTTTTATTTTCTTTAATCATCTCAATGAAAGGTTCAATAATACCATCGCATCCTTCGATTTCGTGAGTAAATTCAACATAACGAATGTCTTCGCGTTCGTCGAGTTTACTTAACCCCATATAAGCAATATCTGTTTCCGAATCAGCAATTTCAGTTGGAAATATCTCAGATATTGATGTAAGTTTATATATTTCAATAACATTTTCACCATCGCTTATAACAGATGAAAAAAGATCATCTAATTCCTTTTTATGAGAAACAGTTGTGGAGTTTTTTAATAACTGATAAAAAAGTGACATTGTATTAGTTTTTTTTATTTTTTTTACTTTTTATATTTCGTCTATACGACTTAGGTTCTCGTCATACATTAATAATTCTTCAGCGAGTATTTGATAAAAAGACATTTTATATGCTAAAAATCCAAAAAGTGTTGCACCCATATTAAATTCGAAGGGTAAATCTGATGAATTCCACGTTGATTCTAATAAAGCAATAACTGTAGGTACAACTAATCTTTTATTCAATACAGGTTTTTTTTCAAAATTGTCCACGTAAGACGAAAGTGAATCTACATATATACATGAAGCTATTGCACCCAAGCCTGCGGATACACCGTCTATAGGTGTATGAAAAATGAAATGATAGGTAGAAATTATAGATCCGTATTTTATAGTAGTTTTTTTTATTTTAGATTTAATCTGTTCGTATTCGGTTATACCTTCTTTTCGTTTGGTTGGACATGAAATTCTAAGTGTTTTAGTACCGGGGTTTATTATATTTAACATTAATTACTATACATTACAACCTATTCGTTAAGTATCTATAATATATCAATGTTGATATTTTCATCGTTGAAATATTTTATTTTAAATTCACGTTCTTTATCGAGAAATTCTTCACACCTGTTAACCGATTCATATATACGAACTTGTATTTCAGTTAATCTATCTTCGTGTGTAAAATTATCATGTTTTCTAGGCATTTTTCTCCATTTTTCACCAAAAAGGTTTATGTATTTCAAATTACGCCTTTCATATTCTAATTCACTTAACATTGTTCTATATAAAACCAATGAATATGAATCGTATTCTTCACGTTTAAAATCATCGTAACAAAACTCTTCGTATGCCAATGTTTTCATGCGCTGATAAAGTTTATTCGCCCCATTTTCCTTTCCATTTTCCGGCCAAAGTTTCGATTCTTTCTTTTGAGAATCGTGTATTTCGTAATTGTTTTTTAGGGGCTCCTGGGCACACAATGTTTTCGTGTTCATATTTTTGAGATTTATCCCATATAATCCTTTGAACGTCTTCACAGAGTTCATTTGTCGCTTGACAGAAAGCGATTTTGTAGTCGTGGGTGTGTAAGTGCATGTAGTCCATATCATTTATTTATTTATTGTTTGTATTCTTTATTTATAATTATAAAACTTGGGTCTATAATGACTGAATGTTTTGTCATATTTTTGATATTGTAATATAATAATCTCGCCGGTATCATTTTTTGAATTTATTACACCGTATGAATTATCCAGGGATAACACAGTATCCATAGCATCTGTTTTTGTGTATATAACACCCGGGTATAATGAAGAACAGGAAATTACTGGTGATATTTTTTTTGATTCCGGTGATAATAAACGACACACGCTTGAATAAAGTGTAAACATTGTTATTATTTGTATTTATTTTTTTATATACTAAATACAGGATGGTTTCACTCCAAGAATTACCAAAAAAGGTACAATACATAACTGTTGATTCAAATTTTGTTACGGGTACAAATAACAAATTTACAATAGATCTCGATCTTTCGTCAAATACACACGTGTCGGATATTAGTAAAGTGTGTGGTTTAAAACTAGTTGATTTTTATGTTACTCAGATTGGTAATACAGGATCTGGTACGGGTAGTGGTGCCAAGTATATAGATATACTGTGTGACGATGTACCAAAAGTTGCACAAATGTTAGATGAACGTAGAGGACAGGTTTTTGCAAGAATAGCACTAGAAAGAGATTTTGATGGATCTAATAATTATAAACAACACGATAAACATTGGAGAAGTTTTAACAGACAAACAAATCTATTCAATCCTATATCAATACAAAAACTCGATTTTAAATTAAATGAATTACAGGGTGATAATACATATACGGATTTACAATCGGATGCAGAATGGTTTATGACATTGGAAGTAACATCCATTGATGTGAAGGAAAAGCCTATAAATAGAGAGGTTCAAATTCTAGAGGCTTTGCACAAACTTATCGGGAAGATAGAAGATCTTAACGTAAACGTTAAAAAACTTCCAGATAAGAAAGATATCGAACAAATGGAAAAGGAAAAAAAGAAAAAATACCCTCTTTACTATCTTTTGACAATAATTCTATTAATAGGTGGTGGGTTTTATATGATAAACCGTAAAAGTGTACCTACACCTACTCAAATGCCAATATCTATGCAACAAAGGTTTTAGATTTATTCAGATTTTTTAACTGGGGTCTTTTTAGCTGGGGCCTTTTTAGTTGGTGAAGTAATTTTTTTTGCGGATGGTTTTGGCGCCGACTTTGGAGCTGGAGCTGGCGCTGGTGTTGGCGCTGGCGCTGGTGTTGGCGCTGGCGCTGGTACTGGTGCTGGCGCTGGTGCTGGTGCTGGTGCTGGTGGTTCTATGTGATCGGCAATTTGCTTAATGATAGCGTATATCTCTTCGGTACGAATTTTAGATCTAGCGAGTTCAATCGTTATTTTTTCTCTGACAGAGTCCATTGTGTAATATATATAAAAGAAAGATAATCTTTATAGTAAATGTTATTCATTGGACCAACTCTCCTGAGTGGGATTGGTCAACATTGTAAAAAATATATGAAACTTTTCCCTGAAGATGGGTATACTAAATATATTGAAATAAACCAGGAAATACCTGAATCCGATAGTGCTTTTATATTTGCACTTCCTGTTAAATATTGGTTAGATAAAATACCAGAAATAAAACGTAAAATAAAAAAAGTTGTTTGTATGACCGTCTGTGAAACCGAAACTGTTCACGAAGATTACGGTAAACTTTTTGAACTATTTGACAGTATTGCAGTACCCAGTGAATATTGTAAAAATGTTTTCGAAAGGCAGTTTCCAGATACAAAGTTTTGTGTTATACATGCACATATACCGGATAAAAGACCATATACGTTTTATCATATAGGTAACGTATACGATCCGAGAAAAAACTTTAATAAAATATTAGAAGCATTTGTACGATTAAATAAGCCCGATGCACGATTAATTGTTAAAGCAACGTGTAAATATCCGTTTAAAATCAATATACCAAACGTAACAATAATAAATGATTTAGTTTCTGATGAAGTTATGGAAGAAATACACTGTAGATCAGATTGTTATGTAAATTTTTCATCATCCGAGGGAGTTGGTATGGGTGCTGTAGAAGCAGCAATAAGAAATAAGCCTGTGATTATAACAGATTATGGAGGGGCTATAGAGTATATAGATACTCCATATACTATAAAATGTGAACTTCATAAATTACCAAGGGATGATTTTCTCTATAAAGCGGGTATGCAATGGGGAAAGCCAAATATGGAACAACTTATGGAATTCATGGAAGATGCGTACAATAAAAAATTAAGGTATATGGATCACGCAAAAACACGGTTTTTAACGAGTAAAGAAAACGTTTTACAAGAATTCGTCGTTAATGTAATTCGTAACGAAAACAATGATACCGGTAAGAATAGTACCTGATGTAAGTGAACCTCTTTGTGCAATCAACATTGCAACTATATCGTCGATTATTTTAATATTTGTTGGTTTTTTAAAAAGTTCTGGTATGAGTTGGGAAAGTGCAAGATAAAGTGCCATGGCTATTATAACGGGTCTGAGTGTTTCCTGATCTAACATTTTATTATTACAATATATTTATTTTTTAGCGGAATGTTTTTTGCAATATTTACCACAAGATGCCCTAAAATTGCATTTTTTACCGGATAATGTTAAAGCAATACAGGTATTAACTTTTGTTCTATTTTCTATTTTCTGTTCAGGAACAGTTTCTATAAATTTGATTTTATACTTTTCTCTTTTATCGTCGTACTTTTTGCGAGACTCTCTGAGTTTATGTATACTTCTCGCAAAACGTT